AGTAATGGCGTTCCTATTCTGCTTCATAAGCTCTATAGCCAACGCCCAAGGGATAATAGATTTGACAAAACAAATGAAATGTTCAGAAGTAGAAAACGTAATGAACTATTTCATGGACAATCATAAAGAAACACCCATCTGGGTTGGTAAGACAGTCCACAACACACACATCACGCTATTGGCTAATAAGGAATCAAGGTCATGGACCATGATTGAGTATGATTCTAGGTTAGCTTGTGTGCTAGGAGCAGGAGAAGATAAAAGTAGTAGTAAACCTGAGATTTAATTATAGGAGTTGTTATGTTAGTTTTACCAGATGATATGCACGGAAAGATAGTTGGATTCACATGCTCCACTTTTGATCTTCTGCACGCCGGCCATATTTTAATGCTTGCCGAAGCAAAGAATGTTTGTGATTACTTGATAGTAGCAGTACAAACGGATCCCACTATCGATAGACCCCAATTAAAGAATAAACCTGTCCAATCCATAGTTGAGCGCTATGTTCAACTATCTGCAGTCAGATTTGTTGATCAAATTATAGTTTACGAGACAGAGAAGGATTTAGAAGATTTACTGATGTTCCTTCCAATAAGTATAAGAATTATTGGAGAAGAATACAAAGACAAAGATTTCACAGGCAAAAGTATATGTAAGGATCGTGGAATAAAGATGTGGTTTAATTCTAGATCACATAGGTTTAGTTCTTCTGAGTTGAGACAGCGGACTTATCAATCAGAATTAACAAAGAAAGGATAGTTATGAAAACACATACTTGTAGAATGTGTGAAGCTGATTTTTCAGTAGAAGGTTACAATATTGATGAAGAGATTATGTACTGCCCCTACTGCGGCTCTGTTATTGATCCTGAACTTGATGAACAATTCGATGAAGAGTTTTACGATCCTGATAGATTAGAAGACTGATGTGGACTTTTGAAGATGGTCCTGTTACAATGATCCCAGAAGGATGCTACGGGTTCGTCTATAGAATAACCAACACAGTATCTGGTCGCGAGTACATAGGTAAGAAACTATTTTACTCAATGAAGACCAGACAAGTCAAGGGTAAGAAGAAGAGATTCAAGGCAGAGTCTGACTGGCAAACCTATTACGGATCTAACGACGAACTGTTGAAGGATATTGAAATAATTGGAGTAGATCTCTTCAAACGTGAAATACTCAAATTATGTAAGAACAAGGGCGAATGTACGTACTACGAGGCCAAGTATCAGTACCAGTTCGATGTACTTACAAACCCAACTAAATACTACAACTCATGGATCATGTGCAAAGTGCATAGGAAACATTTACAACTAACTGCGGGGTAACTCAGGAGTAGAGTGCCGGGCTCCAGAAAGTCAATTTTATAAATAACCACATGGAGGTGTTTATGAGTTGTATTTTTTGTGGAGCTTCTTTTGAAAAAGAAGGCAGAGTTAAATATCATCAAAGATATTGTTATAGTAATCCTAACAAAGAGATTAAGTCTCATAGGTACAAAGCGGGATTTGTTATGCCTGTTGAAGAAAAAGAAAAGAGATCGTCCAAGAGATCAGAGCAAAATAAACAGCCATGGAGTGAGGTGAAGAAACACAACCACAGAGAAGCTATGAAGCTTGCTGTAATTAACAATCCAGAATCATATTCATCGGGTAATAGAGGTCGTGTCAAACAACTCATGTATAAAGGTTTTAAGCTTCATGGTAGATGGGAATTAATTTTTGCAGAGTGGTGTGATCTAAATAGAATATCCTGGGAAAAAAACACTAAATATTTTTATTACAACTGGAACGGTGAGCGTAAATATTTTCCAGACTTTTATTTAAAAGATCTTGGTGTTTATATTGAGGTCAAAGGATATAAAACGGACCGTGATGATGCTAAATGGAAACAATTTCCGGAAAAACTTTTTGTAATACAAAAACAACAAATAGAAGAAATTAAAAAAAACATATTCAGCGCGCCTTGGTGAAACGGTATCACAGTGGGCTCATAATCCTCAGTTGTTGGTTCAAATCCAGCGGGCGCAACCATTAAACCAACCTTTATACTATGGAAAACATTCTTGCTCAAGCCACAGCGAAACAAGGTCAGTTCGTATTCTTCCGAAACGATGATCCGATTGGCGCTTGTCTTCACTACTACGGCGAATGGGCTCAACAAGAGCTCAACTTCTTTGATCTATTCCTCACAGAAAACTCTAATGTAATCGATGTCGGAGCAAACATCGGTACACACTCTGTCTACTTTGCAAAGAAGTGCCATAAGGGTAATGTAATCTCTATTGAGCCTCAGATTTACATCTTTCAGATATTGAATTCTAATTTGTTGATGAATGGATGTTACAACGTAGTTCCAATTCACGCCGGTGCAGCTTCAAGCGAAGGTGAGATGAGAATGGTTAACATTAATCCTTTTCACGGAGAAAAGGTCAACTACGGTGAGTTCAAACTGAATTCTGAAACAGATAGAGGAATTCATACACGTCTAATCACTTTAGATAAGTTTGCCGATCTTGCTAAGTTTGATTTGATTAAATTAGACGTTGAGGGTCTTGAGCTAGATGTTCTTGAAGGTTCAAAGAAACTACTGAAAGAGCACAGACCATTCCTTTACATTGAATTCAATAACAAAAAAGGAAATGATGATCTACTGCAGAAGATATATCAGCTAGATTATATACCGTACTGGCACGTGTACAGCAAGCATAATCCAGACAATCATAACAAACAGTCTGTCAATATCTGGGAGCCAGATAACTACATTATCAACGAGGATAATCTAGATCTCAGATATGAGGGGAATGCATTCTGTGTTCATAAAGACCACATTCAGCCAACTGGTTTAGAAAAAATTGAGATAGGTTCAAATATTACCAAATGGTTGTTTGAGAAAAGTCATCTCTGAGTCTTCTTGACTCGCTCACTTATATTTGAGTGGCACATAGCCCCGGTGTTATAGGTCACCTTGTGTATCTTTTTATGATCACCGTCCGTGCAAGTATACTCACAGACCTGCCTACCACTCTGATCATTAGATCTTCCTGATAGATTGCAAGTTGTTGTGATTACTTCGTACGGTTTTTCAGATCTACCAGCAATAGTAACTGGTACGTTTAGATTAATGTTGATTTGATCTGGAATCAACGGTGTTATAACTGTAACTACAGCTGCAACACTAAGTATTGTTTTTTTTGTTAACATCATAAAGAATGCAACAAACGTCTTAGTAATAAAAAAAGAATTATCAAAGCAAACACTACACCAACCACGACTAAGACCATCATAAAGACGATCTCTATTGCCATTTTAGTTTTCTCTTTCTAGTTCTTTCCTTCGTTTTTCTAATTTTTCTTGAGTCTCTTCTATTTCAAGTAATTCAAGCTTTGTTCTATATTCTCTTGCACTATCTGTATTTAGGCGCGGCCATCTTTTTTGAGCATCATATGATATGTACATAAACATAAACATCGTTGCTATTACGAAAATAAAGAAACCAATACCAAGAGCAATGTCGATCTGATAGTGCCTCATCATATTAGCTCTTCGTCTAGCCTTAGCAGCCTCAGCCTGCATTTGTTTGGCAATCAAATTCTTTTGCTGCTTGCCTAACTCTCTTGTCATCTCCTCAACATCAGTAAATAGAGCACCAAGCTCCGGAGGACTTTGATATATCATCAGCTCACGTAACTCTGTTCCCATCTGCTCTAATTGCTTCTTCATTAGAACACGTTGCAATGCTCGTTTGGCAAGACTAGCATCACCAGTATATACTTCTGTTTTGCTGCGTTTTTCTTGTTCTTCAAGTACAGCCAGACACTTGAAATAGTTGTCGTAGTACTGTCCAAGATAGTCGCCTATCTCGGTATAGATGTTTGTTGTTTCTTCGCTGCGTTTGTTGAGGTCTTTAACGCGAGTCTTTTCTTCAGCTAATTGCTTAACCGCCTCAGGAGGTACAGGCTTATTTTCGTACTTTTTATGGAATTGGTTGTCAAGATCTTTGAGTATACCCTTGACATCCCCTGTGGCACTCTTAATGTCTTTATAGAGTTGGCATCCTTTTTTAACTGCAGCAACAGCTCCGTTTGCCAAAGCAAACAGTGTAAACGGATCCATTTTAGGTCATGATTAGTTCCCATGACGAAATCAATCTAGACATTAAGTATCTCCAATTTGTTATTATGCACCTCTAACCATTGCACCGTTGAACCAGGTAATATTAGGGGAGTTAACTGTTGTGACAGGCATTGACGATCCTGAAGTTTGTTGCACTTTAATTTCAAAATAATCAGTAGTTCCGTTAGCATATACTAAAGAGCTGACCTGCTGGGCAAAGAAGTCAGTGGCAATAGATGTACCTTGTTGGTTTACACCACGCTTGTGTTCGCCAGTGTTTTTGTAAAGCACAACCATTATTTCACCTGTGCCACTTGAGCCATCTAATCGAACTTGTGCATTTAATTGATAGTAGCCCTCCACATTGGGAGTAAAGCGCGAATTCGCGTAGCAATTATCTGTGTCAAATTCTTCTGTTTGGAATAGAACTTTTTGTTGGCTACCCGAAGTTATGGTCTGAAGTGTATTGTCCGCATAGGCACTGAATGCAGGACCGTTCACTGCTTTCTTGCCATTGATGTTTAACGCTGCTACGTTTGCAGTTATTGTATTATCTATTGAGTTAGCTAGTATTTTATCAAGAGCCATTGGTCACTGTTTCCGTTGTTGTGTTGACATTAAGAGGATTATGATGTACAATTAAATCCTCTATTTCCTGATATTTATGCATTCTAAAACGCATATATAATAAACCTTGATCTTATTAATGAACTAACATGGAACTTAAAATGGAAACAAATGAGCTTGCCCAAAACGCAAAGGGCGGCACTGAGCTTATGCAAGAAGCT